ATCCAGGTTTCCGGGACCGGAAAAGGCTCGAGAACATGCAGGCGATGCGACCAGCCATCGAAGAAGGCGCCTTCGACAATGTCCCAATCGCCCTCGAGCCATGCCCGAACAAGTTCAAGCGAACCGACCATCTGAAGATTGGCGCGGTAGTCGTCGCCGAGGTATTTATTGTCCGCCAGTTTGGCCGGTATAAAAACCCTTTCACGGGTGATTTCCTTGTCGTTCCACGGGTCCTTGAAGGTCTCGGTGATCAGTTCCCAGCCGCCGGGGGCGGGATCGATGTAGCGGGCCTTTACGTGTGCGTGCCCAGGACCGCCCGGATTGCCCGTCGCCCTAAACGTGCAAGGGACATTATTAGCACTACGCAGGGTTGCCATAAGTTTGTCGATAGGTGCTCTAAGAGGAAAGGTACCAATCTCCTCGACATAGAGTTTGGTATAGGAATGCCCCATGTAGCCGTCCGCATCCGAGTCCCGTTCGAGGTATGCAAATCTAAGCCGGGCTCCATTGGGGAACCTCCAAACCTTCATTTGCTCATTGAAGCGGGCCTCGAGCGGCGTAAACAGTGCCCTGGACCGCTCAATGGTTTCCTGCAACTCTGTGAGCTGCCTCCTGACCATCAGGCCGTTGGCGTGTTCCTTGTATTGCGCCTGATGCTCGATCCAGTCGCCGAGCATGGCGTCGGTTTTGCCGCCGCCGCGCGCCCCGCCATAGAACACCTCGAAGACGGGGCACTTGATGAGGCGGGTCTGCGGTCCCGGCTGAGGGCTCCAGATGACGGAGATGTTCTCAGGTGGCGGGACCGCAACCGCTTTGCGTGGACGACCCATTACTTCTTGGCGGGGGCCGCACTGATGGTCGAGGGCTTGACCGCTGCCTTTTCAAAGTCGCTCTTGGCTGTATTGGTGGGGCCAACTGCCGGTTGGGCCTCCGGGAACTTGCCACCGCGCCCGGCAGCCGGCTTGTGCTCATAGATCCGGTCGGGGTGCTTCTTCAGTTCGTCCAGTTGGCTCTGGACTGAGGTCACTTGCGCCTTGGCGGCCTCAAGCTGGTCTTCCAGTTCCTTGATGGTAACTTTACCGGGGGACGGAGGTATAGCCATTCTAAAGTCTCCTATGCGGCGGGGGCGGGGGGTAAACCAGGAAGATTGAGGCTGGAGGTCGCCGGCGGCACCACAGGTGGCACGATCTTCTCCATGTAGCTGGTGGCGGTCGAGGTGACGATCTTCTCCACCCATGCCGCTGCCTTGGTCCTTACCGCGCTCTTGCCGCCACCAAGCATAATGATCCATGGGCTGGTCGAACCCAGAACCATTTCGATGGCGTTGGCGACCGCGACATTTTTCACATCGATGTTGATCTCGCCATTGGGGCCAAGCTGGTTTTTGAGGACTTCCTTGGCGTTCATCAGCGCCGCAGATGCTGCATCGGCGACGATCTGGTCGAGGTGCCAGGCAGAAACCAGTGGCGCTAGGGTCGGCGGCAGCATGAACACCACCACCGCGATTGCCGCCTTGATGCCGATGGTCAGGAGTTCGCTGACGGTGTCAAGGACGGGTGCGACCTGGACAGTGGCAACCGTGTCACCGCTCGACAGGGCCGCAATGAGGGTGATCATCGCCGGTGCTGCCCTGGCGGACCGCCACCCTGATGCATATCCTCGCGGCGCTGCATGCCGCCTCCAAAGCCCCTATGGCCGCCGTCCCAGCCGCCACGATGACCCCAGCCGCCACCGTAGCCATAGCCCGGCCTATATATGCCACCGGCGATGCCAGCACCGAGGCCGCCGAAGAAGGCGCCAAGCGGATCGAATACGGGCGGCGGCGGCGCACAGGGCACCGCCATTTGTACAGGGCAACCATAGGCATCGTTCACCCACTGGCTGCATTGGGCATAGGCGCCGGCCACGTTGAAGGCGATGCCGAGGGCAAGTCCCAGGCTAAGCGATAGGAATTTCCTCATACTCTTGTTCCTTTTGGCGCTCCTGATAGGCGCGCATGGCGCGGGCGGCCCATTTGTCACGGCTGGCATAGTTGGGGATGCCCGCCCGCTCAAAATTTCTCTCGAATGCCCTGGCCGCGGCGGCGATCGTCTGGGCCTTCAGCATCGCTGCGACGGTGCTTGAATGGTCGGTTTCGAGTTCATGGACGAGATAGCTCATATTGGCCTCGTCGGTATGCCAATCGAGTTTCATCCGGTCGCACCAGGCGAGAAAGCTGCGGCGGCGTGGACCTGTCCACTGGCACCAGCCATACCCGCCGCGTCCTTCCTTCTGACCGATTTCGCGCAGATGGAGGAAACCAGAGCACTCATGCCCGATGTTTCCTAAGACCCCAGCCGCCTGCACGGCAGAAAACTCGAACTTCTCCATAAGCTCGGCCATGACGATGGGCGCGCGTTCATCAAACCGCGTCTTCACAAGCCGACTGCCGACTTGGCCGACACCAGTGCAATGATCACCGCGATAATCGCGGCAATACCGGCAACCGCACCGATCACGCCGGCCACCGATCCCCAGCTGTCGGAGGACCCTTTCTTCTGGCTCTCGATCATGGTGATGCGCTGCTTGAGGTCGTCAATTTTATCGTCTGAGGCCTTGGACCCCGCCCGAACAAGGTCCAGGAGTTGATCTATCTGCTTGGTGAAGCCCGTTTCGCTTTTTGTGATTTTCGCTTCGTTGCTTCTGTTTTGCTCGACGGCAGCTTCTTTTTGGGCTGATAAAGCGGCATCAATAGCCTTCGTACTCGCCGCAGTAGCCAGTTCAGTTCGGGTATCTCGCTCGGCGAATTGGAGGACAATCGAGTTGAATTTTTCATCATTGACCTTGAAGCGCTGGTCGTGGAGTTCCTGCAGGCGCTGCACTTGCTCGGTGACCATGCTCGGTAGTTCGCCGGCGCGGGTCTCGAGCAGCACGATTGCCTTGTCGCGATCGTTAAAGCGGGCTTCCAGCAGTTCCTTCAGGGCCTCGACCTGAGTGAACATCAGCTCTTTGAGATTGGCGACCGCCTTCTCGGATGCCTGGGTGGTCAACACGGTCGGATCGGGAACCGGCGTCGACCCCATTACTGACACGGGCAGGGCCGGATTGGGGGTCGCCGTCGGCCCGCCGATGCTCTCGCCTGGAAGTTTTACCGCCATGCCCTCGTTCCCTGTTACACCTTACTTTTTAGGCACTGCGGTAATTTTGGTCGGAGTGACGATCGATGTGGTCTGGTAGGCGGTGTCGGCCGAGGCCAGCACCCTTTCCAGATAGGCGTGCGCCTTGGCTGTCGGGTCGCCCATCCATTCTTTCAGCGGCGGGTCGGAATTGTTGGCGACGTACTGCAGGATCTTCGGCGTATATTTGGCGTGCATATCGACCAGCACCGTCCCGTCAGGGGTGATGTCGCCAACCTCCTTGGCAGCGGCTATGGTCGAATAGACAGCATTGTCGAAGAGCTTGCTGACCCTGATATTGTCGAAGAACGGTCTGAGATAGGTCGGGATGTATTTGGTCAGGAACCAGGTCCAGATGGCGCCGAACACCACCACGGCGACCTGCCAGCCAACGTCGAGCACGAGTTTCTGCAGCTCAGCGTTCATCATATGCCGGGCTTCATCTTCATTTTCATCTTCAAGCCCTGATACAGTCGTCCTGGCACATTCATCACCGTCCTGAGGCAGCCCTTGTCGGAATAGAGCAGCACCGCCAGCGGCAAGATGTCAGATGATGCCAGCACATAGATGCGGTCGATCTGCATCGCCTCGACCTTCTTCATCTCGGGCGGCATTTCATCGAATGCCTTCTTGATCTCCCTGGCGTCGGCGTCTTTCAGCGTATCCACCAGCTTGTAGTTGTCGGTGGTGGTAACGAGTTCGAGATATTTGCCGGTCTCGACCAAGCAGCCACCCTGAATGGCCGCCAGCATCAGCAGCGCTATGAACTGTTCCATTACATACCCCCTGGAGGGATCATCAGGCAGCGCACCGGACCATCGTAGACACGGCAGATATGCCATTCGCCATTGGGGCTGTCGGCGACGTGGCCCTCGTCTACCGCTTCGCCAGTGGCAATGACGACATAACCGCCGCTGGGTACGATTTTAATCTCGGATTCATGGACTATCCGGTGGCAGTCCTGGCCGTCGCAGCACAGGACACCATTCTTGTTTCGAATGCCGCTATAATTTTCGTGGCTGGAAGCTTGGCTAATCAGCAGAAACAGCAGGACGGCCATGAAGCAGATGGCGAGGAAGATGGTCACCACCCAGTTGTTGCGCATCAGTCGTCGTCCACGTGGCGCGTGCGGATGGATATCATGATGTCGGCCATCAGATCCACCAGACCACCGTCATAGGGTTCGCCGTCATGCTCCGCCTTTATGCGCTCGTATTCAGCGGTGGCGAGTTCCACTGCGTCGGGTGGATAGACATCCTTATGCTCGCGCAGGCGAATGATGGTCCTGACGATCGCCGGGATATTGGGTTTAAGCATACGCCACCCACAGTAGACCCCAAGCCGCTAGCAGCGCCAGGAAGACTTCGATCTTCATCTAGAGATCGCCGTAAAGAAAATGCCGACCGTCACACCAGCGACGATCGACATCATTATGAGTGTTGCCACTAGACCGGGGGCGGTTCGCCGGGAGGGGCCGACGGGATGCCGGCAGTGCCAGCAGCCGCAGCGGCGACGAGGCGGGCCGAGTTGAGGTCGAGGTCATCGGCGAACTTGACCAGACCCTGCGGATCGCCGGCATTGCTGCGGATGAAGGCAGCAATATCGACAAACGCCTTCTCGACTGCGGCGGTGGCATCGGTATTGGAGGCCATCGAGGCAACCATTCTTTCGACGGAAGTGGCCATGTATCTAATCTCCTTCAAGATGAGCCTCTGTGACTGGAGAATATCGGCCAGCAGCGAGGCGATGCTGTTCGAATAGAAGGAATAGCCCATTACTTAGACCCTTCGAGGACTTTGCGGGCTTGCTGAAGAGCCTCGAACTCGCCGCCGACAGTATCGATCAAGACCGCCAGCGCCATCTCCAGCTCCTTTATGCGGGCCTTATAGTCGGCAATTCTCTGGTCCGTGTCTCGATACATTAGGGCACCGGCGGTAGTGACGGGGTCAATAGAGATGCTGGCGGGTCGTCATCGACATGGACAACGATGCGGCCCATTGCCGGCTTTCCCTGTTTCAGCTTCATTGCCTCGAACAGGCCGAAGTGCAGCATGATGTCGAGGCGCGGGCCAGTGATATGCACGCCGATATGATCGACTGCCACACTGACCTGCGCATCAATCTTCATTTGGAGCCGAACATCTTCCAGCCGGTATAGGCGCCGATGGTGGCACCGACTACCGGAACGAACATGCCGACAACGGCGCCAAGACCGATAATCGGCAGGATGACCGGCGCAGCCGCAGCAATCGCTACAGCACCGACCACGGCACCAGCGCCAACCGCCAAGGCGGTGGTGGCACTTGAGCCAGGAGCTTCAGCTGGCCCTTGCTGATACTGGGGAGGGCCATAATCGCGGGGAGGTTCGGGAGGAAGGTTGGTCATATTGTTACCTGTTGGTTGAAAGGGTTCCTTCACTTCTCTGCTCCATCCTCACCTCCCTGACGCAATACATGGGGGTAGTTGTGTTGAAGCCATTGTTTGATGCGCTTGCGACGTTCTTCGACCGGCTCTGAGCTCAAGCCCCGGTCCTTGCGGCTGAAGTCGAGGCGCCAACGGCCCTCGCACCGGGTCTCGTTCGACTTCTTGCGGGGCTTACGGGCCTTGACCTCGATCTCGCTCATTCGACTCCTTGGGCGTGTCACCGACATCGCGCCATTCGGTGCGCTGGCTAACCGGGCGGTTCTCGATGATCTTATGAAAGGTCCAGCGCTGTTGCAGGCGACCGTTTACAAACCTCAGCCACATCGAGGGCTCAGCGATCTCACCAACCTGCAGATCAACGATGTTGGTCATTTGACCCTTCTTGGCACCCGCAGCACCTGGCCGGGATAGATCCTATAGGGGCTTTTGAGATTGTTGAGACCGGCGATATCTGGCCAGCGTCGGGAGTCGTGGAGCCGCTTCTGGGCTATGCCGGACAGAGTGTCGCCTGGTACAACGACATGGACCTCGTCTTGGTTCCCGAACAATCGATCTACCATGCATTTAAAGGCGGTGAACACGCTCACGGGTTCTCCAGCGCCGTCAACCGCGCCTCGATCGCCGCCAGCCGGGCAATGATCTGATCCAGCAGCAGCGACGTTTCAGTTACTATGCCCATCTCAGCTTCCCTTCTTGGCAGCCCGCTTTTTGCGCATCAGCTCCCGCATGTAGGCCTTGCGGTCGGTCTTGCTAACATCCTTGCTAACATTGTTAACAGGATCACTGCTAACAGGCGCCTTCGTGCTAACAGCTGCTAACGCCGCCGGCACATCCTCTACTGTCTTGATCAGCACGGGCTCAGGCTTGGAATAGTAGGTTTCCCGCGGTCTCTGGCTACAAAACGTCTCGTGGGCTGGATGCAGCTTCTTCAATCGACCACCGCAGTAAGGGCAGTTTTCAGCCATTTGTCACCAGTTTGTCAGTAGGTGTCAGTAGAGATGTCGCACTAAACCCCCGGTCTCTAGACACCTTTCGCAACATTATTGCCTACTACGCGCGCGGTATCCCTCAGAGAAATGTCAGAACAGCGCTCTCCAAGAGAGTTTCCCTCAGATTTCGCAGATTTCTGTACATTTCCGGGTGTGTGTTTGCGGCCCCGCTTGGCACCTTAGGTACCGGTACCAATCGTTCCAACAACCCCGGCGGGTGGGTGGATGGGACCCAAAACTAATGCCTCGAGCTCCATGCGGATGTGGTAGCCCAATACCTCAGCATCTCGTACCAATCAGTTCAATGCCTTGGTAGACACAGGCTTAGGCTTATCGGGTATATCACTAGGTTTCTTGGGGTTGCCTTGTAGCCAGGCTTCTGTGGTCTTGTCCTTCACTGGCATCTCGGCAACATATCTCACGTTTTCAGTGAGTTCGCCCTTGTGTTCCATGGCGCTGAGGTCGGGCAGCACCTTCTTGAGCAGGATTTCGATGCTCCTGATGCGCGTGGCTGACAGCTTGAGTTTGCCAGCGGCATTCTCATGTAGAAGGTTGAGCAGGGTTGCAACCTGGATACGCTCTCGCCATTGGGCGGTGAGCTTGGGGCTAGCGGTGCGAGCTGCCATCGCGCTTCATTACCGCCAGCCAATCAATCTCAGCTGTGGCCAACACCTGCTCTGGCGTGATGTCCAGGGGCTCTGGAGGTTGAACCTTGGCGCGGCGACGATAGCCGCGGGAATTTGCCCGGTCCTTTAGCCAGCGCAGGGCGAGAATTTGGCGACGACGCCATTTCCGCTCGTGCTTTTCCTCAAGAGACATTTCCTTAGTCATAGTCGGGTTCCTGCCATAGCGGGTTTTCGTCGCCTGGATCGCGCTGTACCTTGTGGCGATTGAGCATGCTGTTGCGATGTTCCTCCGAGTTTAAGTGCTCGAGCCACTCCGCCGCATCCCATATGGATATCTTGCAGTACAAGCAGCGATAGGTCTCGAAGGTCACTTGCAACCCTTCTTGCTCTTGCGTTTCTTGACCATGACGATTTCCTTCCATTGGTTATAAATAGCAAGATTATTGCGCAGATTTCTGTTGCCTATCCTCTATCCAATGGATATAGTAATGACGTTGGAGATGAGGAGAGACGAGATGCGGTACGGAACATCACACTTCGCCCAGTTCAGCCACGCGGTTCGCTATTACAAAGGTTATGGCCTTGATGCCAAGGCCGTGCAGCGCAAGCTTGACGAGGGCGAAATCCATATCGGCGCTCCCGAGCACAAACCGACCGAACGCCTCTATTGGGACAAGAAGGAACTCCGCTATTTCATCGACGACATGAAGCCTTGATTGCCTAACAGATGGCCGTGGAGGGCGGCCATTCATTAGTCAATCGCCTGACCATAGCAGAAGGGGAACGGAAATGACACCGACAACCAAACAATACCGCGAAGGCTTCTCCGCTCATGGCGAGGGCCAATCAATTGAAGCCAATCCCTATCCTTATGGACCTCTTATGGTTCAATGGAATGACGGCTGGTTTGCCGCCCATGAGAATGCAGGTAACGCTCGCTGGCATGGCCTGACCATCGATCAGCAAATGCAAGACTGGGTCCGCAAAGGTCGTACCACCGACTAATCACCTAACCAATGGGAGACGGGTTCTCCCATTCATTAGATGATTGTAACCAGAAGGGGAAATGAAAATGACACAGGTAATTCACTTACAGGGTATCGGCAAGTTCCAAGCCAAGCCCGCCAATGAGATCAAGACCGGCGATGTACTGGTCTGGAATTACGGCTCAACCTCGACCGTGCTCAGCGTCGAGATAAAGGGTAAATCAGTCTACACCACTCAGCAGTCAGACCGATCAGGCACATTTGAGCGTCGGTTTCTCGGAACGCGGTTGGTCGCATATGAAAACCGCTGACATCACAGACCGACTAAAGGACATGGCTCAATGGCTATGGACAACACCACAGGAGCTCGAGCGAAACCTAATCGCCAAAGCGGCTGCGGAAGAGATCGAAAGGCTTCAACGTTCTTTGCCCCCACAATGCGATTGGTGCGACAAGCCAGCCACCAGAGGAACCGTCATCTGGTTTCTCTGTGACGATTGCGCCACCGAATACCGTGAAGGCATTAAGGCGAACGCGAGATCACCCGCTGATCTCACAGCCACTCGGGAAAAGGAGAAAGAGATGATAAGCGCTGATAGTCTGGTTTTATGCCGTAGTGATCGAGGGGATGGAGGCTGGAGCCTTCATGCGCCAGGATCAACAGACGAGGACATAGCCAATGGCGATGCGCCATACCTCGTATCAGGAACCGCAGAATGGGACGAAGCCTCGAATACGTGGAACCGCCCAAACTATGCCGATTTCATTGCAGCAATCGCTAAACTCGCATGACCCCAGACCAGTTAACAGCCACTCGGGAAAAGCTCGGCTATAGCAAGGCCGAGCTTGCCTCGATATTTCGCGTCAAATACCTGACAGTGCATCGCTGGGAACTTGAGGAACGCCGCATTCCAGGTTGGGTTGAGGCTTTCCTAGAATTGCTTCAAGCCTCTCCTTCCTTGAGCCATCCAGCCTCGACCAGCCCCCGCCAGAAGCCCTCGGAGTAGATCGATGGCACTGCAAGCTTGTATAAAACCCCAGGTTTGCTCAGCGTCACAGTTCGGCTGGTCAATGCCCCGATCGCATCATACTCCACAGCATCCATGCACTCGTCGCATGGCACAAAGCATTTGTGGCCGGTGCGCTGGCATAGCGATTGGCAGCCTGGGCAGTCGCAGGGCATGATTGCCTCTAAAGGGGCCCCCAAGGGCCGAGGGGAGGATTGACCCCTGGGGGCTGGCAATGGGAGCGAGATGCCGTGGGGAGAGATCCCATTGCCGCGGGTACAAGTTCGCACGTCTTGAGGAACGTATTGAATCTAGGTGCGCCGCTGACCTCTGTCAACCGGTGGTGTATCGCGGCTTTGATAGCCCCAAAGCATGGCCAAACTGGTCAAGCTCGCCCTGAAGCGTCGAGATTCAATGCGGCGCCTCGAGCCATTGTGCTTGGCGGCATCGTCATGCAGCGGATGGCCAAGCCCTATTATTTGGTACAACATCACATAGTCGAGACGGCCGATCTCCTCGCTTACCCTTCTGAGCTCGCGCCATGCATTGGCCTGGCGATCAGTCCAGCCCCAAACCCTTCTGCCACCATCGACAGGTTCTCGTGTCGGATCACAACTTAAACTAGATTGGCTCTGGGAAGCCTCCAGAAGGCCAAGGAAGCGATTGCCCGATCGGCGCTGTGCATCGTCCAAGAAGCGTCGCCCATCGCGTCCACGACGCGCGTAGAGCATTTCAACGATATCGTGGCGGACATTGTAGGCAACTGTCGCCTCTGCCCCTGGCTCATAGGGGTCAGGCACAACCTTGAATGATTGCTCGAATCTGCCGTCATATCCTGGAGATTGCTTTTGGGGCTTTGGCATGGCTATTTCCCCTGCGGTTTGACCATGGATGGGTGCACCTCATCGGCAAACCGCCCCGTCCCGTCCAAAATCATAGCTCTGTGCGGGGCCGCAGCGAAGCCGCGTCCTTTGGCTGGGTTAGGATCCATCCCCATCCTGAAGGGCCATAGAGCGCACCCCTGGAGAGCACATTCTCGGACCTCGTTGATCTGGTAGCAACTGCAATCAAGGCACTTATGCCGTATTGCACGCAGAACTTGTGCTTTGGTGGTCATCGATCGCTGTCCACCGACTGGTCAAAGTTCCATGGCCATTCGGCAGGGACAGCATACTGGCCACGGCTCTCCAGCCACCGTTTCATCTCACTGACCCTTTGTGACATGCCTTTGGTGTGGAAATACCTTCGCCAGGCGGCTTGCTGCTTGTGCATACCGCTCGTGATCATGAAGCAGGCATCGGCAGCGCGGGCGAATTCTATCGCCTTGCCCGTCGCGTTCTCGAATTTATCGGCACGAATGATGTAGTTTTCAGCGGTGACCCCCGACAAAGCTGTGACTGTGCCCGTTGGCCCCTTGCCCTTGCGGTTGAACGCCATTGAATTTCCCTTCCATGATCTCGATCCACTTGGAAGCACGAATGACGTAGTCTATCCCAACCACCCACTCCCTCTCGTTGTGTCCCGCCCCGAACTCGCTCCCATGTTTTGAGTTGGCAAAATCATTGAGGTAATCAAAAGCCCTGTCGAGGCTGCCAGCGTTGGCAATGCAACGCCTGATTTGCGATTGTCTCGTCTTGGTCATTTTCTTGGCAATAGCCCAACCGAGCTCTTGCGCGCATACATTGTAAGCATCAAAAAACTCTCGCTCCATCGCGCAACCACTAATCTCTTTCTTCTCTAAAGAATCTCTAGAAAGAGAAGATACCCCTATAGTCCCCAATGTAGACGCTTTTGTTACGTCACACGTTACGGATAACGCGTTACGTTTTCTGTCCCTATATCGCTTTTGACGGATAGCTGCCATTGACTGGCGAGACAATAATTTTACTACTCTCCCGAGCAATTCCTCATCTTCAATAATCTCGGATAGGTCATTGATTTGTTGGCATGTTAGCATCGCCGCGCCTCATTTCATCTAAGAGTTGCACAATGATGTCCATGATCGCGGGCCGTTCGGCCGCCCTCTTGACGCCGTTGTGGACGGTCGAATGATCCTTGTGGAGAAATCGGCCGACGCGCGGCTCCGAGATTCCCAACTTGCGATTGAGTATCCAGCACAAGCACAATCGGGCGCTGGTCAGTCGTTGAAACTTGCCGCCGCGGGTGGTGCTGTCATGGATCTGTTGAGGCGTGCAGTGGAACCGCTCGCAGGTCACCTTCAGAGCTAGGTCGCGGCGCTGAGTGGTGTCGGGCGCGGTGTACCACGAGTAGCGACGAGGTGGTGGCGGGTCTGGATCGTGCCAGCGCTTTTTGAGGGTAAAGGTCAGCATATGATTTTCCCTCCACGCCACGTTGCGCCAAAAGGTGGAAGACCGTCCTTTGTCCTCAATTTAATAAACGCGATGCGGTAGTGGTGGGCGCAATAGGGTTTCTTAGGGATGGGCGTGGCGCCGCAGACCAGTCTCGGCATGGTGTCGGTCCACCACAGCGGCCACTTGCAGTGCCTGTGGTCTGCCTCGAGGAAGGGTATGGGGTTGGGGGTTGCGGCCTGCGGCTTGAGCTTGGTGGGGGGCTTTTGGTCCTTGGGCTTGGATACCCGAGGCAGATAGTTGACGGGAGGCTTGGTGATGCGCTCGTGCTTCAGGCCTAGCCGACTGGCCTTGCCCATCACCGAGTTGCGTGTGAGGCCCATCCTCTGGGCGATATCGCCTGATGACTTGCCGGCCTTCCACAGACGGACCATGGTGTCGGTCTGATCCTGGGGCCAGCTCTCGCTCATGCCCTGTTCCATTTCTGGAGCTTGAGCACTTGGCCCATCCCACTCAGAAGACCATCTTCGCTGTCAATCAATAAGCCTCTGGACAATAGCCCGGTAACAGCGGACTCAGGAATTTTCCTGCCTCTCATGTCGAGAAAAACAGGACAACCATTTTGGAACTCTCTGACGATGTGTCCGTCTGACCTGGAGAGATTAGAGATCAGGTCTCGTTGCACCTTCGACAGTCCTTTGAGATCACATAATCCGCTGCTCATGTCGTCCCCTTCTCATAAAATGCCGCACGCTGCCGCTGGAAATATTCGTCAGCTTCAGCCTTCTTGAGGTTTTCGGCGGCCTGGACAAGGCGGGCGAAATCCTCCAGGCGGAGGATAACTAATGCCCCCTTCCGATCATCCCGAACGACCAGCCCGAAGTTATCTCCGAGCCAGCCATAGAGGCTCTTGAAGCCGCTAGCGCGGCGCTTAGCTTCAAAGCGTCGATCTCTTGAGAGCACCGGGCACGTGAAGTCGGCGACATAGCTGCCACCAGCTGCTCCAGACAAAGGCACACGTTCAGCAGCCAGGCCGTATTCTTGGAGGCAGCTGACAACTTCGCGCTCAAATCCATTGCCCTTGATCCTGGGTGATCTGCCGCTCATCAGGGTTCTCGCTCAGAGAATGGGCCCGGCGGGGCCAATTGGGTTCAAACCCCGCCGGGACATAGCCAGGGGCTTGGGGTCGCGCTGGCTATGTTCTGTTCATGCGGCCTCTAGGGCATCGATGAAGGTGGACGGGCGTACCTTGCCCCCTGTGTACTTTTCGACAGCAACCGCAGCGCGCAAAGTCGGGCATTGATTGCCACTTCTCCACCGGCAAACTGCCGTTCGGTCCACGCCGATGGCGTCTGCTACCACTTGATCGGTGAGACGATGCTTGCGCATATATTCCTGTAGGGTCATGGTCGTGATACCGTGCGCCGCCGACACCGGGCTGTCAATCAAAAAAAATGTGAGGCGTTCGTATTTTTCCAGTTGACAGCGTAGTGAGCCAGGCGCACATTACCCTAGCGAACAACGTGGTAGGAACAATGAACAAGCACATCGACAGGAATACCAAGATCGGTCAGGCAATCATCGACACCGCTCGTAATTGGGAAAGTTTCGAGGATTGGTTGCAGGCTCAAGAAGATGCCGACCTTGAGAGGTTTATTGACGAATTAGGCGAGGCAGCTGTCGATGCCATGGAAGAGTTAGGGAAAAACCAATGATCTGGAGCACAGGCGCTTACCCCCCAGGCTGCACACAGCGCTACGTTGACGAGGCATCGCCCGGCTATTGGGACGATGACGAGCAGGAATATTGGGAGAGTGCCGACGAGTACGACCCCGAGCCCGAAGACATGACCGAGGATGATTGGCGCTATTGGCTGGAGGTGGTGGCGAGATGAAACCGCGCGTGAAACGAAACATACGCCCGTCGAGATTGTCTCGACCTCCTGAGCCTGCGCCCTTACCGCCCCCCGAGCCAATGCCAATTATCCTCAAATGGGACAGGGCCAATGGTGTGTGGATGGATCAGATCGGAAATTCATTCAATCTGTGGAGGGTAGCGCGATGAACACGGTGAAATTATCGGGGACATATATTATCCCCGCCAGCGAGACCGACGCGGCCCTGGTTGCGCTGCGGTCAGCCATAGATGGCGTCATGGACCCCAAGCACAGGCAGGCACTGGTCAACGAGGCCATGCTGTCGGACTTCATCAAGGATATCCATCAGGAAGCATTGGCGCTAACCGGCTATCTCTGCGAGATCGAGGAAGAGGCTGACCACCAGATTCTCGTTGATGATCTTGCCGAGAGGATCGGGGGGTTCGCGTGATGGACTGGGACAAGGCCACAACCGAGCTTGAGAAGCCGCTAAACAAACAGGTAGTCAAGACCCGCAAGGGAGGCGGCAACAAGGATCTGTCCTACATCGAGGCTTGGCACGCCATCGCCGAGGCCAATCGGATTTTCGGATTCGGCAGTTGGTCGCGGCACACGGTCGATCTCAAAATGCTTGACGAGCCGCAACGGGTTGCTATCGGCAAGACCGACGATAAAGCCGGTTATCCGGGGTGGGCGGTCGCCTATTTCGCCAAGTCGCGGATCACGGTTGGCGATGTTGTTCGGGAAGGATGCGGCTTCGGCAATGGGCTCGATCGCGATCTCGGCAAGGCCCATGAACTGGCGATCAAAGAGGCTGAGACGGACAGCATGAAGCGGGCGCTGATGACCTTCGGCAACCCCTTCGGTCTGGCGCTGTACGACAAGACACAGGCCATGGTCTCAGATGGAAATGGCGCTGACCAGCCCGACCAGCCTGACCTCGGATCAATCAAGGGAGATGGTCCATCGCGGCACGCTAGCCATACTCCTTACGCGCATCTGCTAAAAGAAATGAAGCGCAACGACAACCCCCCAGACTTAAATCTATGGTGGGTCAAGACCACGCAGGAGCGCGAAAGAACGCTCAATAGCGAGCATCGCTGGTTCCTTTTCACGGAGATGATTAAGCACGGTCTCGACAAAGCTTGCGATCTTGAAGAGCAGAAAGGATTTTGGACCGTCCACAAGCCAGGACTGGAGAAACTAAAGCAGCGCAACGCGTCGGAGTACGGCGGACTCGAAATGTACAAGGAAAAGGTCAAGAAGAGCCAATGAAAACCCTATACATATGCCTCGCCATTGCATCTCTCGTTCTGCCAGCGGCGGACGGATTGAACCACGCCAGAGACTGCAACGTGACGAGGATCTACAAGACGCCGGGGCCGATGGTGGCAGTAAGCAAACAACGGGTGGTGCAATGGGCTATCTAGCGATGTTGTTCTGGCTCTGGGTAGGTTTCTTCGGTGGGATAGCCGTCATGAGTCTCATGGCGATGGCGGGCGACGACCCATGAAGTGGCAGTCCAAACAAGTAAATCTCTGCGAGTGGCACCGAAAATTCGCATGGTTGCCGCATAAGATGACAACAGAGCCCGGCAAGGTGGTTTGGCTGCAAACGGTATGGCGCCGTTATCCGCCGTGGCGGACACTCTTTCCAGCACCGCTTGGCATCTTCCCCTGGGAGTGGTCCACATACCACCCCGCCGACCAGGCGGAAGCCAATGCCGAACGAGAAAGATTGCGCCAGAAACTTATCCGTGAAGGCTACTTTGGCGGTCCCAAAACTATCAAGGTTGTTTTCGATGACTAATCAAGAAATCGTCACCGAGGAAAGCGTGCAAAAGGCGCTCGACTACCTCAGGG